TGGTAAGTGATAACGACTTGGTAAGTGATAACGACTTGGTAAGTGATAACGACTTGGTAAGTGATAACGACTTGGTAAGTGATAACGACTTGGTAAGTGATAACGACTTGGTAAGTGATAACGGCTGAATAAAATTGAAAACTTTTTTATTATGTAGATGCATAATAAAAACGAATTAAAACGCTAATAAAATGGATGAGTTCAATCACGATAAACATTATTTATCGAATCGGATGAATAATTATATAGATTTGTTATTATTTCCGAAGACATTATGTGATAGCTTAGGATGCTTTCCGTATAATAGTGTATTATATAAATTATCTAACTATATGTATTGGTATAATATGCATTTATTATTATTAAGAAGGAATCATAAAGAATTACGTAAGCTGAAGAGGTTTGGATATATATTTGGTACCTATTGGTGTTGGAATCGTAGAATCAATGCAATGATATATAATCTAATGAAATATAAAAAAAAGATATTTGATTTGTTTGAAAATCCTAGTGAGAAAGATAAATTATATTTTCGGCAATGTAGTATAGATATAAGTAAATTATATACATATATGAATATATATAAATCAACGGGTGATTATTTGGTATATTACCCAGAAGTAGATGAAGTTAAACGAATAGAATATAATGAAATCATTGACTTATTACCGCTATGCACGTTTGTAGAATATAATATGGTAGAAACGGAACGGCCACATCAATTAGACCGGTCTGATATCGTTATGAAAAAGGTAAGAAATGGGTATGTGTGAATTTATTGTCTTAATCCAAATACGGTTTTTAAGTTAGATACAGCAGCGCTAACTATCGAAGGACTCGTTATGTGACGTGTCTTAATATTATAATCCAATAAATTTATTAATTTTGCACGATGCCAATTATTAGCTTTACATATTTGATTTATAGTTATTGACTTATCGAATATTTGTTTTGCTATGTTTTGTTCGTAGGTTGCTTTTTTTTGTTCGTTATAAATATTTTGTTTTAAGTAATTTTGAAAACCATTTGTAGATGTAGTTCTAGATATTTTAGGTTCATAATAATCTGTTATAGGCGTAGAGAACCAATAGTATTCTATGATATTTGATATTTTGTTATAAAGTCCAGCATTTATCATTATTTTTAATAATTTAATATTTTCATCAGTCTCCTCATCACGGTTATTAATAATTAATGATTCCATTAATGTATTTAAATTAATATGAATTTTATTGATAATATTATAAGGTCTATACTTCTTTTTATCACAAGAGTTATTTATTTCATCGAAAAAATTATTTGTTATTGTTATAGTACTATCTGTTAACTTGTTAAAAGAATTAACAATAACCGAATTGTTATCATGTTCAATAAAATTATTGTATTCATCGTCATTTGAAAATAAATTGTTAAGGTTAAATGTAATATCCTTAATCCAAATATTTTTCAACTCGGAAACATCAGTATCGTTTTTTTTAAAGTCTATAGTTTTTGCAATAATTTCAAAAATTAAAATACCTAATGACCATAAATCGCCGGATTTTAGGTTTATCGGATACAAATCAGAATCTTGATTATAGTTATTATACATTCTCGTGTTATAATCCAAAACCGGGTCAATATATTCAAGCGTTCCAACCACATTTTTACATTCGCCTATGTTTTCACTAATAAGACATGCTAATCCAAAATCCAATATTTTAACATTATAATTAGTTTTATCAATCATAAAGTTTTCTAATTTTATATCTCTATGTGCAATATTTATTTTATGTAGTTCATATACTGTTTTGCATATATTACTAATAATTTTTGCTAAGTCATTATCATTTAATCCAGTAAAATTAAAATCAAATAATTCGCTATATTGTTCCTTATTAAATAATTCAGTTATAATATAATATTTATTACCTTTTCTAAAACCATCTTCGATACATATTATTGAATCGCGACAATTATTATTATTTGAAGTTTTTATATGTTCGAGAATACTAATTTCATTTTTAATATCTTCTTCATTGTTGTCATTTGTATTAATAACTTTAATAGCATATTTTTTATTATCAGTGTTTTTGGTTGCTTCATATACACTTGCAAATGAGCCTTGTCCTAGTTTTTTCTCATCATCATAGTTAAAACCATTAATAACAACCATTTTACCACCCCATAATTTTTTGAACGGATAAACAATATATTTATTTCCGTTCAATGGATTCGTGATAGTAAATTTGCGTTTTTGAGTTTTTCGCTTGAGTGTTTTTTTATGTTTTCTTTTATTTCTAAATGTGTGTTTTACCATAATATATAATTAAGTTATATATTATTATCTAAAAGTCGTCACCAAATTAAAAGTCGTCACCAAATTAAAAGTCGTCACCAAATTAAAAGTCGTCACCAAATTAAAAGTCGTCACCAAATTCGAAAATATCTTTATCGACCGATTTATTGGCCAAGGCATATTCAGAAACTTTGGATTCGAAGAAATTGGTTTTGGTTTCCATACTGATGAGCTCCATAAAATCAAACGGATTGGTAGCATTATAAATTTTATCATATCCGAGCTGGAGACAAAGACGGTCAGCAACGAATTCAATATATTGTGACATCAAGTTTGCATTCATACCAATCATACGGCAAGGAATGGCTTCATTGATAAATTCCTTTTCGATTTCGACGGCATCTTTTACAATTTCGTGAATACGTTTTTTATTTAATTTTTTCTCTAATTTACTATAAAGTAAAATGGCGAATTCGGTATGTAGGGCTTCGTCCCGAGAAATTAATTCGTTTGAAAAAGTGAGACCATACATCAAGCCACGTTTTTTAATATGATATATATTTGCGAAACTGGATGAAAAAAAGATACCTTCAATACAAGCAAAGGCAACTAGACGAGTAGCGAAAGAACTACGTTTATCGGCAATCCATTTTTTTGCCCATTCTGCTTTCTTTTTAATGCAAGGAAAATTTTCAATGGCTCGAAATAGTTTTTCTTTTTCTTCCGAGTCACGAATATAGGTATCAATGAGAAGCGAGTACATTTCACTATGTATATTTTCCATAGCAATTTGAAATCCATAAAATGCTCGGGCTTCGGCAATTTGTACATCATTCATAAAACGAGCAGCTAAATTTTCAAGAACTAATCCATCAGAAGATGCAAAAAACGCAATTATCATTTTAATAAAATATTGTTCATCTTTTGTTAGCTTTTCCCAGTCGTTTAAATCTTTTGATAAATCAACTTCCTCTGCTCGCCAAAAACAATCAATCTGTTTTTTATACATTTTCCATATATCATCGTGTTTTATTGGAAACATTACGTAACGACTATCGTCAGGTTTCAGAATAGGTTCAACGAAAGGTTGCTCGGCCATTTTTGTCTAAATAATATACTGTTTAGATTTTAAACCATTTCTAAAAAATGATTTTTTAGAAAACCCCAAACGAAAACCCGCATATTTACAAAAAAAATAATTCAATTCTACGCAACGATATTCACATAAGTTACCCAAGCTAAAAGGGGTAAAATATACGGAATTAACGCAGGGTTTTCATAGTAAAGAAGAAGAGAAGATAAAAAAGCGAGAACCCAAGCCATTTTATTGTAAATATCTGTATTTTCCAAACGAGTCAAAAAGGGGTATGAAAGTGAATACCCAATGAATACATAGATGGATATAGAAGCATAAGACGAATATTTGGCTAAACGATGATGAATATATCCGAGTAATCCGAATAAAACAATCCAAATAGAGCCGACGATATAACCAGGAGGAATCATTTTATTTTGGGGTTGTATAGGAAGTAGGCCAAATGAATAAATCAATAGATTCACGATGATAGCTAAAGAAATCGGAAAGAATATTTCTTGATATTTCGAGAACATTATATAGAATCTTTTGATTTTTTTTTATAAGTTAAGAATGTTAAAATACGACGGTCTTGCCATAATGGGTCATAAGTAATTTTGTTATTAGAATAATATTCAGTATATTGAGTATCTATGATTTTTTCATAAGAAGGGTCATCCTGATATTTGGAACAATCGGAAAATAAATTGGTAAAAAAAGAAAATATATTTGAAAAGAAATTCGAAAACATATGTATATAAAATGTATATGAATTTTTGTAAATATAAGAACGTATTTGGAGAACCTGGAAAAGGGGCACATTCCTATAGAATATTGAATATAGCCATAATAGATGTTATCTTTACAATACTATTGGTATTGTTGATATGCTGGATTACAAAATGGCCATTTTGGATAACTTTAGTAGTAACATTCATTATAGGAATTATTGCACATAGATTATTTTGTGTGCGTACAACAGTAGATAAATTATTATTTCCGAATTCATAAATAAATAAAATAAATATTTATATGCAAATACCAAATATAAATATTTCACTGCATAAGACTGCAAAAATCCAAAACTGACAAATAAAATAATTACCTCCATAAAATAATCTTTAGAAAAAAAAATAGTGGTATATATAAATGAAAAAATCAGGAAATATCATTGACAATTCAAACGAAGATATGAGTGAAGCAAAACGACGTGGGCGTAAGTCAAAGAAACAGAATGATAAAGAGTTAATGTATGAATATGGATTAGAAATCGAAAGAGAACGAGAGAAAATGCTAGCAAATCAGAAGAAGATGTATGAGAACATAGAGCATTTATCACAAAAAGAAAAAACAGGATTCGATAACAAATTTACCAAACCAAAAAACAGGCATCAGGAGGAATATGTATCGTTATTAAAAAATCCAGAAAAAAAAATAGTGGTAGCGACTGGACCAGCAGGAACCGGAAAAACTCTATTTGCGTGTGAGCATGGAGTGAAAAATTATTTATTAGGAAATTGTGAAAAGTTGATATTTACGAGGCCATCGGTATCGGTGGATGAAGAATTAGGATTTTTGCCGGGAACATTGGAAGAAAAGATGGCGCCGTGGGTAAGACCTATATATGATGTATTATATAATTTTATATCACCCAAAGAAGTGGAGAACTTGATGGAAGAAAAAATATTAGAAATAGCGCCATTGGGATATATGAGAGGAAGAACATTTAAAAATAGTTGGATAATTGCGGATGAAATGCAGAATTCGACAGTATCACAAATGAAGATGTTATTGACACGTCTAGGAGAGAATAGTAGAATCGTAATTACAGGAGATTTAGACCAACACGACCGAATAAATGAAATAAATGGCTTAGAAGATTTTTTGAATAAATTTAGAGGAAAGCGTTCATCGAGTATAACGAGTTATGAATTCCAAAGAAGTGATATACAAAGAGAGGAAGTAGTGAGAGAAGTGTTAGATATATATAGTGGAGATATTCCGGCGAGTTATCGGGAATGTAAAGAAGACATAGAAATCGAGTTAGAAGAATTTACGAAAACCGAAAGTAAAGATCGTGGAGAGAAAGATAGCATAATTTAGGAAAAATATTATCACAATATAGAATATAATGAATAAAGTAATACAAAATATTACAAAAAGTATTAGTAACTTACCAAAGACTATAAATACATCATCAATTAATACAAATTTCAAGGATTTATTACATAGTAGAGTATTATTATATGCATTTTTAGCGATATCATTAATAGATTTATTTTATTTTACTCAAATTAGAGATAATATTTCGATAGCAATATTTGTATTGGTAGGATTTATGACAACATTTTTTAGTAAGAATATGATTGTAGTATTATGCATAGCGTTAGTGGTAACCCATATATTAAAATTTGGTATAAGAACGGTGATAAGTGAAGGATTTGAAGAAGAAGAAGATAAAGATAAAGAAAATATGGAAACCGAAGAAGAAGATAAAGAAAATATGGAAAATAAAGAAGATGAAATACAGGATACTGATGAAAAAAAGAAAGATTTCGAAGAATTTCAAGCAATACAGGATAAGATTTTAGGTGGAATGAAGGAATTAGACCCATTAATAACAAAGGCAGAAGGATTTATTGAAAAATATAGTCATTTAATCAAAGAATAAAAAATACAATAATATTTTACTCTACTAATATTATAGTATGAACAATAATATTAGCAATTCTTTTTTATATATAATTTTAATTATTTTAGTAATAATAGTGTCAATTGGATTATATTATAAATATAGTAAAATAAAGAATGATGAAAAGAATAAGAAGAAAAAAATAAAGGAAGGTGCGACGTCGATAGGTAAGATATTTACTTCGATTGGTAAAATATTTACAATAATAGGAACTTTTCCGAAAAGAATAGCAAATATCGGTAAAGGCTTCGGAAACATATTTAAAGGAATTGGACAACAATTTTCGGGCGTAGTAGCGGGAACAGCATTAGGTTTTAACGATATAGTATTATTAGTATATTATGGTAGTTATTTTTTATTTACATATACAGCATGTGGAGTACAATATATAACAAACATTCCAAAATGTTTTTTTTACTATATGGTTGATATATTTTTTTGTTTGATATATTTGCCGGTAACATTAACTTTATTTGTAACAAGTTTTGCGTTTCCTATAGTATATGTTATAGAAAGTTTAATATGGAAATATATAAATAAAACTGATATAATGCAATATAATTTTACAGGGTTTAGATTAACGAGATGGCCAAAGAGTATAAGAGATAAATGTTATAATTGTAAAAGATTGAAGATATCGGTAGTAAGCAAAAAAGGAAAAGATATACATATAGATTTTACAACAAAATTACCAAAAATGCTTATGCAGGGTATAAATACAATGAAGACTGGAGGAAGCCAAATGTTAGGTGGATTTTTTTAGAATGAAGTAGTTTTTTATTATAGTGTAATATATATAATGGGTAAAAAATGCGTTCCTGGAGTATTTTGTATTGAAAATATGACATTGTTTGTATTAATAATGATAACGATAATATTATGCTATATTTATTATCAGCAATATATGAAGGGTTCAAATAAAGAAAATACAAAAATAGTCATAGTGAATCCTCCACAACTACAACCTTTAGTAGGTGTTTCGACTAGAAATGATGTATTGAATGACCCATATGCTCCGCCTATGAAAAATGACGGATATTTCTTTCCACCGGATTCGGGTGATATTCGTGGTATTCCAGTAAATATACGAACTAGATGTTTAGATATGAATTATCAACAAGTCGGCATATTGACAAGAACCAATAGTAGTGCCGAATTGATATTGCCATTAATGGGTCGTAGAATAATGAATGGTCGCGATAAATGGCAATATTATACAATGTCGAATACTGGAAATTTAAATACAAAATTACCGGTAAGTGTAAAGGGCAAAAGTTGTACAGGAGAATATGGATGTGATAATATCAGTAATGGAGATATCGTGTATGTAGAAGGATATAAGGATACATTTAACGCCACAATTTATGAGAACAATTTATTTAATTATATACCGTTTTAGATTAAAATAAACTATATATGTAGATTATATAGTGTATAATTTATATAAGAATGACAAAATTTATATTTGAAGATAATAAAAAGCATTTAGACACTAAGTCTATATTAGATTTAAATTATATAAAAACAACTATAAAAGATACGGATGTTTCAATTAAGAGTAATGACACTTTATCAATAACATATGATAATGATGCAGCGAACCATCCAAAAATATATTATCCTAATAATAAATCCAAATATAATAGTTCAAAAATACATATATATGGCGTTTTACATAATAATATAAAAGATATAATTGCCTCAAAAAAAAAAGATATAATCGGAGAATTAGTTATTGAAAATAATTTAGGTTCTGAAAAAATATATGTGTGTTTTTTATTAAAATACAGTGGTGACACTAAAGTAAGTAATGATATAGATAATATTATCAATAATCATTATGCAACTAAGAACCATAGAGATTCTCATACTTTAAATTTAAACAAACATATTAACAATTCAACCGTATATTTATATGATTCGAAACCAGTAGGTACATATTTAGATAGGTCAACTGTAAAAGTAATTGTATTTGAAGAACCAATAATTATAAATAGTTCACATTCTCATATAAAATCATATTCATCAACAACTACGCTTTTTCATACAGAACCGACTGATAAAAAAATTTCTTATAAAACGTTAAAATATAAAAAAAATACATTTGATAACAGAGATAATGGTAATGGTAATGGTAATGGTAATGGTAGAGGAACAAAAGATAATGATGGTATATATATAGATTGTAAACCGACAGGTGAATCCGATGCAACAATTGCAACATATAATGTACCAATTAATAGTGAATATACAAGAGATGCTCAAAAAATAGATTTTATGAAAATGACAATACAATTATGTTTTGTAATTATTATGATGATTGTTATATATTTCGTATTACCGTTTTTTTATAAAGCAGCAGTTATCGATAGTGTGAATAAGTATATTGTCGATAAAACAGATAATTACCCAACCGTAAAACAAGTATTAACGAATGTAACGGATTTGGACATAAATAGATTTGTAAGAATAAGAACTGCAGATATCACAATCGTTATATATAGTTTTATAGTATTTTCATTATTATTACACTCAGGTTTTAAAGGTAATAATTTCGATATTATTATGATGGCCTTGTATTTTGCGTTAATGTTCGGGTTAGGGTTCTCTACGGTACAATTCAGTAAAACAGATAACGATTTTATGAAGACAAAAATAAAGACAGATAGTGGTTATAAATATGAAGGAAGAACATATCCTGATGAAAAAGATAATAAAGAGGCACCTAATTATTTACATTTTAAAGATATTGCTGATTTTTTATCAAAAACAGCCACATTTATAGGAAAAGGAATTAAAGGTTATAATGTGATTATAATGTGTTTCTTAACATTACTTACCTTATTTATATTAATTATATGTAAATTAACAAATTCAATTAGCAAATGGTCATCGGTAGGTATGTGGTTGGGTTATACAATATTTTTTATAATTATTCCTGGAGTACCTACATTCTTATTAACTTTATTAAATTCAAAGGGCGAATTAGATAAATTCTAATAAATATTTTTATCATATTATGAATAAAAATATTTAATGGTTTAGATTTTAGATGCACCTTTCACGCTTTCAGCGAATGGTTTATATGAACTATTTGTGAAAACAATGGCGTCACTTACGCCGATTGGACTCATTTTATTTACTACTTCTTCTTCTAATGTTGGTTCACTAGGCATAATCGAAGCCAAATTTACATTTTTTTGTGCTAAATCAATATCGTTTAAAGTAGGGGTATTATCAACTTGTTTGAATGAACTGGATGATACGATAATGTTTTTTGATGAACTACGTCTAATGATTTCATAGGCAACAAATAGATATAAAATAGCTAAAATAGGATTTGTATATAAGAATAATGAAATGGTGATGGCGAACATAGTTACTAAACCAATAGGTGAATCGATGACACCATTTAAAAAAGATGGTGTTTGAATGGGGAATACTAAATATACTATGAAGGTGACTAATAATATAATTTCGTGTGGCGAAAATGTTTTAAATGGGTTTGTAAATTTCATTATATAAGATATGAATATATTATTCTTCTTATCTTAGAATAAAAAATTGGTCTTATCTTAGAATAAAAAATTGATTAAAATAAAGTGCTAAATTTATTTTGAAAAAGAATGAAGCGACAAAATATTTTGAAAAAAACTCTGAAGCCCTCTTCAGAAAAGCTTGTTGTAAATAGTTATTATACCGATGAATATAAATCGGCGGTATGTTCTCAATCCTATTTGGGGAAAAAAGGATATACGATTTCGAAATCAATCTTACATAAAGATGATTTGGAATTCTTGTATAAAGATTTGTATGTCAAACCACAATTGTTTGGTACGACTACATTCGGTGGCGGAAAAGCAGATGAAAATATCGCTTTTCCAGTCTATCGTGAAAATACAAATAAAATATATATACCTCGATTTTATGGAATCAGCCGATATGGTATGCCGAGTCGTTCCGAAATACAGGAAGGCGAAACCATAAATGTAGTGTTCCCGAAACAGTTGAGGGATTATCAAGATAAAATCGTGGATGTGTATATGAATTATGTGAATAGGCCCATTTGTATAGGTTCTCAAACGAATGGTGGTGGTGGTGGTATTTTGGAAGTCCCCTGCGGGAGGGGCAAATGCTTGGGTAAAGATACTAAGATTTTGATGTTTGATGGTTCTATAAAATTAGTACAAGACGTAATGGTAGGTGATTTATTGATGGGTGATGATTCTACTCCAAGAAAAGTGCTATCTCTTGCAAGGGGTAGAGAAACTATGTATAAAGTTTCTTCAGTCAAAGGGGATGGTTATATTGTGAATGAAAGCCATATATTGTCATTGAAAACAAGTTCATATTTGGAACCAAAAGGAACAGTCATAGATATTTCTGTATTGGATTATTTAAATCTACCAAAAAGTAGTATGGAAAGTTTATATGGATATCGTGTTTCGATTCATTTTAAAGAAAAAGATGTTGAAATTGACCCATATTTATTAGGTTATTGGTTAGGTCATGATTCTTTCTATAAAATACCAATGGAGCAATTAATCAAAAATAATATAATAAATAATAGACATATTCCTCACGATTATAAATGTAATTCTAGAAGAAATCAATTGGAACTATTAGCAGGTTTAATTGATTCATATGGTTATTATCATAATAATTCTTATGAAATAGAAGAAGATAATGAAAAGCTATTAAATGATATTATATTTATATCGAGGTCATTAGGATTTTCTGTATTAAAGTCGAATAAAAATGAAATACATATAGATGGTTCAGGATTAGAAGAAATACCAGTAAAAAATATTAATAAACCAACTATCATTAATAACGATTCATTAACATATCAAATAAAATTAGAAAAATTAGATATAGATGATTATTACGGTTTTGAAATTGATGGTAATCATCGTTTTGTATTGGACGATTTTACGGTCACTCATAATACGGTTATGGCTCTAAAAATAATATCACAAATACAAAAAAAGACACTCATCATCGTACATAAAGAATTCTTGATGAATCAATGGATAGAAAGAATACAAGAATTCTTACCCGGTGCTACCGTCGGTAAAATACAGGCACAAACATTTGATGTAAAAGGTAACGATATCGTCATCGGAATGATTCAGACATTATATGATAAAGAATATCCACCCGATACATTTTCGTGTTTTGGATTAACGATTATCGATGAAGTACATCGTATAGGTAGCGAACAATTTTCCAAGACATTGTTCAAGACAATCACACCATATATGTTAGGAATTTCGGCAACGGTAGATAGAAAAGATAATTTAACCACTGTATTACATATGTTTATCGGTGATAAAATATATTCCGAAAATCGAGATGCGGATGACCCTGTATGTGTACGTGCAATCAATTATATATGTAATGACCCTGAATTTAATGAAGTGGATATGGATTATCGAGGAAACCCGAAATATAGTAGTATGATAGTAAAGTTATGTGAATTCGGCCCACGTAGTGATTTTGTCGTACGAGTTCTCAAAGATTTGATAGAAGAAGAATCCGACAAGCAAATCATGGTATTATGTCATAATCGTTCATTATTATCTTATTTATATGATGCGATTCAATATCGAAAATTCGCAACCGTTGGGTTTTATGTAGGTGGTATGAAACAAACCAATTTACAAGAAACGGAAACAAAAAATATTGTGTTGGCTACATATGCGATGGCGGCCGAAGCATTAGATATAAAAACATTATCGACATTAGTAATGGTAACCCCGAAAACGGATATTATACAGTCGGTGGGGCGTATATTACGAGTGAAACACGAGAAACCGATAATCGTGGATATAGTGGATGCCCACGAACCATATCAAAAACAATGGGCACAGCGTAGAAGATATTATAAAAAATGTAATTATCGTATTCGTCAAATTGATAGTGATAAATATACCAATATGATGATAGATTGGGAAGAAGATAAAACGTGGAAAAGGGTTTATGAACCTGCGGATAAAACGAAATGTCTAAATCCATCGGATGAGGATGAAGATGAAAAAAATCCAACTACAATATTTGGCGGTGTATGTAAAATCGATATTAGTAAATTGGAGGGATTAGACGAGTAGTTTTAACGGGAGGATTAAAAAAGTCCAAACCATTTTTTAGAGGTTTTGGCTTTTTTGGAATGTTTTTTTGATGTTTTTGTCTTTTTTACGGACTTTGCTTTTTTGGCTTTTTTACCACCGACTAATTTGGAACCATAATTGGCGGAATTACCAGCAGTTCCTGTAGTTATAGGATTTGGCAATACACTACTACCACCATTTATTTCACAACCGGTTAAATGTGTCATTATTATATATTAATGAAAGATTTTTATTTTGCATAAACTGGTTTTTTAAATTGGGAATGATTTATATTTGGGTTATGTTTTTGATATGGTTGATTTGGATTTGGATTTGGATTTGGATTTCTACGCATATGCTGATGTCCTTGATTATTGTTATGATAACGCATATTCAGTTGATGATTTGGTTTAGAATTTTGGTCACGAATGAGTTTTCCGATATGAATATAATGACTGGTATTTTCAACGATTCGTAACGGAACCCATTTTTTAAATTTCATATGAAAGGTGCATTCCATAAGTAAAACCTTTTGTATATCGACGTATTTATCTTCGGTCATATCTTCAAATTCGGCTTCATCATCGCTTTCTTCGATATAATCCAAATTAATATTTTCTTTTATTTTACGAAATAAAGTATTCATAAAAACGCTCGTTTTATAATTCGGTATTCCGGCAACACCATAATACGTGGGTTTTCCATTCATACCATAAGCAAATAAATGATATACATCGAATTGAATATCGGCAGTGACTTGAAATACCGTCGGATATTTATATTGTGGTTTATAATAGTCGCATACGATTTCAACAGTTTCAAAAATATGTGTTTTTTCTTTTTTCGATTCTTGTATAACGGTATTCGCAAAATTTAATTTACGGTTCAACGTGAAATTCAAATAAGGTTTAGTTTCATATAAACAACGATATTGGATATGGTGGATTGGATATGAAATATTTTCGGCAATAGCTTCTGGAATATTGATAAGAGGGTCATAATCCGTGGTATTTTCGACCGACCATAATACAGGTATCGAAAAATGAATATTGTTAGTTTTATTTATGTTGGCGGAATCGAGTAATGAAATAAAGGTATGAATGGTGTTTAACTTCTGTTGTTGGGTAGATTTTTTTAATGGGATTCCTTTGAAATAAAAGATATCTTCGATAATAAAGAATTTTAAATTATTTGTTTCATTTTCAATTAACGTACCATAAAGTAATGTGCCGAGTGAAAGAGTTCTATCAAATCGAATAGTGGTTTGAAACCCTTTACTAATTTTTTTTTCACGATTTAAATCAAATAGGAAACATACATCTTCTTCGCCGTTGAATGAGAACCATACATAAGATTTTTTACCTTGTGGTATAGCTAGACAGATGTTATAGGATGGAGAAACTTTCTTATGGGATATCGTTTCATAGGAAAGTTCAAAACTAGGAAATCTTTTCATTAAATCGGATATATGATTCGGTGATAATTCCATTTGTCTGACTTTATTAGATAGCAAAATGTATTTATATTGGTTTTATAATATTATTTTTCAATCATAATAAGTTCAGTTTTATACATCTTTTATAGACTATTCGCCAAATTCATAAGGTCATCATTCATTGTTTGTTTTTCTGTTTCACTTATGAAATCTTTATTTTGAGAACCTTGAACATTTGGAGAACCTTGCGAATCATTAATAGTAGATTCGGCGATTTTTTTATATTTTTCGATTTGCGTATTGACTAAATCTTTTGTTTTTTTGACGGAATAGGTATCTTTTAAGTAATTCCAGCCGTACTGAAAAAGGAATATAATAATCAATGAAAAAATGATGGTGCTCAATATATTTATCACAGAATTTGAGAACATTTTAGTATTCGTATATGAATCATAGAATATTTGATTTTACTTTTTTGAACGTTTTGATTGTTTTTTTTGCGTTTTCTTTTTATTATGTTTTTTTGATTTTTTATTTCTTGTACCTGATCCAACTTGTTCATCTAGTTTTATACAATTACCAAATATACATCCTAACCCACCCAACCCTGTAACTTTTTCAGCAATTTGTTCGTTGCCATCAATTATTACTTTTACTTCTACGTTTTCAGGTCTAGCAGCATCCGCATTAGTAGAAGCACTAGGATTAATAGGAGCAGCATCAGTAGTAGTAGAAGCACTAGGATTAATAGGAGCAGCATCAGTAGTAGTAGTAGAAGCACTAGGATTAATAGGAGCAGCATCAGTAGTAGTAGTAGAAGCACTAGGATTAATAGGAGCAGCATCAGTAGTAGTAGAAGCACTAGGATTAACCGGAGTAGAACCAGGAGTAGAAGTGCCAGAACTAACACCAGATTTTGCATCATTAACTTTATTTATTGCATCAGCAACAACCGGTGGTAGCATTAATACTAATCCAAATTTAAGGTCATTTGAATATTCACAATATTTATGATATAAATCTACTTCCTTATCTATTAATTTATTAATTAATTTTTCAATCTTATTTCCGATTTCCTGACTATTTATTTTATCATTGTCTTGAATATTTTTATTGATTTCTTCAACGACGCCACCTATACTATTTTTAACAATACCAATAACGTTACCAATATGCTTTTTATGTAGTGGTATAAGCATTGTAGAAATACCAGTTGCAGTTAAAGTTTCCACCATACAACTTCCTTTAAGCGAAACAAATATAGGAGTTAATAGAGGAACTTTGCTTAATACGAATACTATATTATTTAAAATATATTTATTGTCTTTATTATTAATGATTTCTGTCAACTCTTTATCTATCTGGTTTTCATCTAGATTTTTTAAAAAATCTATAAATTGCATTATATGTGGTTTTATTTCTGGATTCTTTATAATTTCTTTTATAATGTCTTGTGGATTAATATTTTGCATTTCATCAACTATACTTGGACCACCCATACTACCCAAACTACGCAAACTACCCATTCCAATTCCTCCATCAATGACTAATTTATTTTTACGTTTCATACTATTCTTCTTTTTATTATTATATTTTTTATGACTTTTCATATACAATATACAAATATAAAAATGAAAAACAATATAAAAATATTTTAAGAATAAAATTAACTAAATGCCGGTTACTATATTATCTATTGAAAAATCAGGTTCAATTAAAGAACACGAATTAAAAACATATGATGAAACCCAATTATATAAAAAAGCAGGATTTAAATCAACAGAAGGTTTCGAATTACAAACAGAATGGGGTGCAGATTTAAATAATAAAAAATATTCAGTATCCGTTTATGGAAAAACAAATGGTCGTGCTGGACAAGAAAACAAATATGAATTCCCTCCACCTATTGATAATACTTTATTTTTCGGCGCATGTGTATTGGTAAATAAACAAAATGGAGTACCTACTAGTATTACTAAAGATGAATGGAAATTAGTGTATGACCATTTATATGGTGGGTTTGAAGATATTGGTGATGAAGATTCAGAAGAATCAGATGATGATGTATCGGATAGTGCTCCTCGTACGAAAGAAGGATATGTAAAGGATGATTTTATAGTAGACGATGACGAAGAAGATAAAGATTATGATGACGATGAAGAATCAGATTTTACAGAAAGCTCAGAAGAAGTAAAACCAAAGAAAAAGACGGTGAAAAAACCAGTAAAAAAAGTCGTCAATGTTGTTGAAAAGGAGGTGAAGAAAGTAAAAGAACAAAAAAAAGCAGCGAAGAAAACAGTAAAAGAACCAGAAACAGTTTTTGCAAAAGTAGAATCAAATGAAGAAAATTATTTAGAATGTACTAGTGAATTAGAAGAAGAAGAATATGTATAGATAATATATAATTTCGGATAGCGAAGAAGACATATCGCCAGCAGAATTACTTGAACAACAAATAAAGTTGTTGCAAATGCGAGTAAATAAGTTTAAGGATAAAGCAGAAAATGAAAAAAATAAAATAGAAAAAAGATACGAAATAAATTTACGTCATTTTAGAGAAGCATTAGAAATTTTACAAAAAGGTTCTATATCAAATTCAGGGATAAATAGAATCAAAGAAAAAACAGTAAGAATATCAGAAAATGATAATACATAACGAATATTGTATAAAGATATACCGGTTACATTATCTCCGAGACGTAAAAGTAAATCACTTAAAAGCAAAAGCCCTTCCAAAAGAGGAGGAAAAAGACGTTATACATTAAAAAATAAAAAAATAAAAACAAAAAATTGATTTGATAAAGATATAAATACTATGTGATATATAGTATTTATAATAAGATGTTAACAATACAGAAACCAGAAATTTTTCGTGAAAATATTCGTAATAAATTACAACCAATATTTGAAGATGAATCCATTACAATAAATATAGAAAAAGGTGTATATAACTATGCGATAAAAGAAGCGAACGCGAGAAAAATCATAAAAAAATGGGAGAATCCATATTTTTCACAACTATATTTGGATAGATTACGTAGTATATACTTAAATATAAAAAATGAAGAATTATTGAACCAAATTAAATCAAAAGAATTAAGTGCTCAAAATGTCGCATTTATGAGCCATCAAGAAATGAATTCACAACATTGGAAGCCGATGATAGAAGCCAAAATGAAACGCGATACGAATAAATTCAATGTTAATATTCAGGCATCAACGGATATGTTTACTTGTAAGAAATGTAAATCGAAAAGAACGACTTATTATGAAGCTCAGATTCGTTCAGCGGATGAACCAGCGACCATCTTTATTACGTGTATTGATTGTGGAAAGCATTGGAAACAATAAAATCAATATATTACTGCATAACAATTATTGAAATTTTGAAACTGTAAGATTATTATCTATGCATATATATATATATATATATAATTATATTCATGTTCAAAAATATAGCAAATTTCAATAATACAACTGATTATTTGCCATTATTAAATGGAGTCTTAATTACAGACTTGTTTGTAATTTTTTTATTAAACGCTAAAATAATAAATTCGTTTGTTCTAAAAAAATGGTATTTGAAATACAATATATCGGCAGTTATAGCAGATATTTTAATTATATTAATTGGATTAATAATTACAAGATATATTTACTATTATATATTTGATAAATTTTCTATATTTTATTTTATTTTTTTAGCAGTAATAGTTCAATTTATACACGACATTTCATTTTTTATTTTTTTTAAAAATATTCCTAGAGGCGTAAATAAAATGTTAGATACGTTTAAAGATTATGCGAATGAAGTGTCTTATCTAGCAATTTTATCTGATAGCGGAATGATGATATTATCTTCTTTAATTGCTTCATATCTTGCGAATAAAAGTGTAAATATTAATATCATTGTTTTAATTATTTTTGTCTATTTATTGCCATATTTGTTATATAACTAATTTGTAACATATCAACTTTGATAAATATACAAAGGTGAAAAAAAAGTTTTTTATACGTTTCTATGCAAGAATTTCTAAATCGGCGAATTTCCACATTTCGACACCACCATTCGGTAAGGGTCTTTGTATAATAAACGGAATGGCTTTGGCGTCAAATTCTTTCAAAGCGATTAAATAACCATCGATTACATTGGGTTCAATTTCCACCATTGGTTTCGCACCAGAATTAATTTGTTTGGCTCGTTCTCCGAGTATTCGGGATTTTTCATAACGAGTAATGAATGGAAGAGTTTTATGTAAAGGGTCAATAATGGTACCATTTTCATCTCGAACCACCCGGGTTAAAATATCGACTTCATCATAATTATATGCTTTTAATTCGGGGTGAAATTCCGCAATAATGTTTTGTTTTACATTTTCATCAAATTTTTGTAAATAGTTATTATCATCTTCATCGTCGTCGTCTTCATCATCTTCGATTTCATCAAAATGAGGAATATTTGTTTGATTTATTAGATTATTTACATTGGCTATATCTTCATCTGGTTCTTCATCATCATCATCCAAATCATCATCATCTTCATCGAGATCTTCATCCACATCATCTTCATCGAGGTCTTCATCATCTTCGTCGTCATTTATATTTGTAGGAATTACTTTTGTTTTTTTAGTAATGGTTTTTAAAACGTTTCCGGGTTCATCATCATCATCAACATTATCATCATCGCTTGGAAGATATTCGTCATCATCTGCGTATTTTTCATCCATTTTACGGTATTTATGTAGTTATATATAATAGTGTATCTAAATTATTATTATTGATAATATAATAATAATGAAATCAATTTTTTTGGCATCTTTTATTTTTACTCATACATATCTATTTCATCTTTCGTACAGATAATTTTTTCATATGTTTGGCAAATTTTTTCTTTTTCGTTATTTTATTTCTTTTTCTAGAATATTTTTTTCGCTTACCGCCTTTTTGTTTGCTTAGTCTACCTTTGTAGGTCTTAAATGCATCTGAATCCAATACTTCTTGTGGTACTTCGGTATTATTAACCTCATCATCATTATTCATAATTGTTGTTCGAACTTTGCTTGAACTAATACCCACTGGTTGAGGTGGATCTAATAAATATATTGGCATAGGGTAACTATTAGTAATCGTGGCTTTACTAGGTACCTCGGTGATGTCTGTTCGCCCCCAGCCTTGTGCCCTAATGATTGGAATAGGTTTGGGTAGAATAGGTTTTTCCGATGTGGAATCTATACTTGTGGGATATATACTTTTATAATTTAAACCATCTATATTTATGACTGTTCCCTTTATGCCTTCAATTGATCCGCCTGGTTCTGTAACTGATACTAATTGTCCTTTATCTTGTGTTCTATCTAGAACCAATATTCCATCAATATAGTCTTTAAAATAATATTCACTCTTAGGTTCATCTATTGATACTTTATCAATGAGTTGGCTATTAATGAGTTGGATCAATTCTTCTCGTTTTATAGGGTCAGGAGTATTGGGTGGATAAGGAACAGCCAAAGAATGTGCCCAATCAATGATATTCGCCATATTGTCAGCACCAATTCCTAAATAAATAGTAAAACCTGGGTATTTTTTCTTTAACGCCATCAATGTACAAATAGTTTTACTGGTAATAGGCGGATCAATTTTGGCGAATTTTTGTTCAATTTTTGAAACTTCAATATAAATATTACCACCATTGAATTTTGGTTCTGATTTTAAAGATGTAGAAATTAGCGTTAAACACTCGACCCTTTCGCGAAAAGACATATACTGTTGTAATGATTTACCATCTTCAAACGTAGTTTTATTCAGTGATGTTTTACTTTCAGCATCATTTGATGGCATAAACAATAGGGTAATATCGGAGGTTGGATGTAGCTTTATAGCAGCTGATAATAATTTTCGAGCACCATCTTTATGACCCATCGTTGGTGGAGAAAATGCACCTTGGTATGTAACGATTATATTTTTTGCTTTACTACTGTCGACGTGAGCCATTTTTCAATATATTATATGCCTATATTTATTATTCTATGAAAAGTGTAATTTCAAATCTTCATCGGTATACAGTATGGTATTCCAAAAAATTGAATTACTTTTTATTATATTATCAATAATAAATCAAATTACAACGATAAATAATGAAGCAAGATTTTCAAAAAAAATATACAATGACCACACCAACTCAACGTTTTATCATTACCCAACAATGTAATGATGAGACAATAGTATCAGAAACAATTCCTGGAAAAAAACAAAAGTGGTGGTTACATAAACATAATCCAGACAATGAGATTCCTAAAAATATTTATTTATTGGGTGAAGGAACAATAGAAGAATTATATAATATGTACAAAACTAAATACGGTATCATTGTGTGGGATGAATTCAGAAATTATACACGCGAATTAATAAAACAAAATATAATGCTATAAAAAAAACACATAAACTAAAATTTATTTATGGTCATCCGTTTTCCAATTGGTATCACATTCGATACAAATATATAAATATTTCATATTACTATCATCATAACGCATATAAATAACTTCAGTCGGTTTATTATTACTAGTTTCATTGGTTTTACATTCCAAATTAGGGCATTTGACATTATAAATACGAGGTAAAGTAGGGTCTAACTTAGTAAATTTATTAATAATATGGTTAAAGTTCTGTTCATTTTTTTTGAATTGGGTATCTAACACACAAACTCCTTGTTCTGCGATAGATGTATCTTTGTTACCACAATGACGACAATAATAAGTTAATTTATTAGGGTCATCGGAATTAATACCGATATAATACATATTATCGCATTTATCACAGAATTTCATTTTGATTGAATATATATAGTTATTATGATATATTTATCTTGTTTTTTTATAAATAATAATCAATTTTATAAAAAAATTGAAAACAAAAACTGTAATAAAAATATCTTAATAATATATTCAAATGGCGACTGTAAATAAATTTACGTCAGCTAATCAAACCAAAATGCAGTCATATAGTAGTTTCCAAGATTTCGTATATAAGCATTATGTAAATAAAGATGATACAAATCCGATTACAAATACTCGCATAGCTGATAAAACTGGTAAAATAAAAGGAGGGTCTTACCATATATCAGAAGAAGAATATCCAGTATTTTTGAAATTATATCACCGAGATGTTTTATCCAAAAATGTGGATGAGTATATGACCGAAAAACAGTTGGATGGAGATGGACCGATTGTCGTGGATATCGATTTACGCTATGATTATGAAGTGAAAGAACGCCAACATAATAAGAATCATATAACGGATATGATATGTGGATATTTAGAAGAATTAAAACTCATCTATCAGTTCGATGATTCACAAAAGTTCCATATTTATGTGATGGAAAAGCCTAATGTAAATGTTTTGGAGGATAGAAAAGTAACCAAAGACGGTATTCATATGATAATCGGGATGCAATCGGATAGAATTACACAGCGTATTCTACGTGAAAAAATGGTGAAGAAACTATCGGAAGCGTGGGAGGATTTACCCTTGAAAAATAAGAACTATGATGATATTTTGGATGAGGGTATTACCATCGGATTCACGAATTGGCAATTATATGGTTCTGGAAAACCAAATAATGAGAAGTATGAATTGACTTATGTCTATGAGGTATCATTTGACGAGTCCGATAATGAATTTTGCACTGTTCCAATTCAACCACAATTATATGACATAGGAAAAAATATCGAAAAACTATCGGTTCGTTATAAAGACCATCCCACGTTCTTTATGCGAAATGACTTTTTAATAACACATAATGAATATAAAAAATTGTATAAACCAGGAGAAAAAAATAAACAACAAACAATTATAAAACCAAATATAGCACAATTACAATTAACAATGCGTGTAACGCTAGATAATATATTGAAAATAAGTAATGTAACCGAATTGGATTTAATGAAGAATTTATTTCTAGATACTTTAAATGATAATGATTATGAATTGAAGGAAACCTATGAATATGTTTTGGCGTTACCATATACGTATTATGAGTTCAGTGAAAATGGAGGTTCGGAACCCAAATGGATTCGAGTGGGATGGGCATTAAAAAACGTGAATGATAAGTTTTATTCAGATTGGAATGATAAACTATTTTTGATATGGATAATATTTAGTGCTCAAGCAAAACAATTCAGATATACGGATATACGAGATTTATATAACCAATGGTCAAGATTTGAAATAAATAAACAGGGTTGTTTAACAAAACGGTCGTTGATGCATTGGGTCAAATTGGATGCACCAGAAAAGTATAAGAAAATACGAGAAGATTCAGTAGACCACGCAATAGAATTAACGATAGAAGGAGAAAACTTGGGCATAACACAACAAGACCGTAGAAGTAAATGTAGTGGCGATGTTGGATTAGCAAACGTATTGTTTCAAAAATATAAAGATAAGTTTGTATGCACTAGTATAAAAAATAATGATTGGTATATTTATAGTAATAATCGCTGGATAAAGAATGAAGGAGGTACTTCATTGCGTAATAATATTTCAGAAGTTCGTACTTTATATAATATGAAAAGTTTCAAGATGAGTGAAACGATGGAATTGAATCAGGAACATATACGTGAAATTGATGACAAAAAAGACCCTAAACAAAAAACACGTCCACAAAAAATATTGGAAATAGTAGATAAGTTGAACAATACAAGTGCTCGTAATAATATTATGACAGAAGCCAAACATTTATTCTATGATAGTAAGTTCTTAGATAAACTAGACCAAAATCCAAATTTACTATGTTTTAATAATGGCGTATTCGATTTTACTACCAAATGTTTCCGTAAAGGATTACCTGAGGATTGTATTACACTTTGTACCAATATCGATTATATCGAATTGGATGAAAGAAAACACGCAACGATTATGAATGAAGTCAAGGATTTTATGCATAAACTATTTTATGTAGATAAAGAATTGGAAAGATATATGTGGGACCATTTAGCATCTGCTTTATTGGGCACCGCAGTCAATCAAACATTTAATATGTATATTGGTGCGAATGGTGCGAATGGTAAATCAAAATTAACGAAACTCATGGGTATGATATTAGGTGAATATAAAGGAGATATTCCAACCACATTGATTACTGGTGAGAAAATGAAAATCGGCGGAACTCAAACGGAAATAGTACAATTAAAAGGAAAACGATATGCAGTGATGCCTGAGCCATCGAAAGGTGAGAAGATGAATGAAGGTATTATGAAACAATTAACAAGTGGTGATGATATTATTCAGGCACGTGGATTATATGCTCCAGAAACGATATCCTTTTATCCACAATTTAAATTAGTATGTTGTTCGAATGAATTGATGGTAATCAAATCGAATGATGGTGGTACTTGGAGACGTGTTCGTGTGATTCCATTCTTATCGCGTTTCGAATATAATCCAGTAGATAATGACCCAATTGTACCATATCAATTCAAACGAGATGATAATTTAGATGAGAAACTGGAGAAATGGAAGGAGATATTTATGGCGATGTTAATCAAACGAGCTTGTGAAACAAATGGTAAAGTAGAAGATTGTGAAATAGTATTACAAGAAAGTAATAAATATCGTATTAAGGAAGACCATATCTCACGATTTGTCTCAGAAAAAATAGCGAAAGACCCTAAGGGTAAAATTAAGAAGACTGAATTGAATAATGAATTTAATTTATGGTACCAAATTTGCGAAGGAAATAAAGGAGGACCTAGTCCAAAAGAATTACACGCATATATGAATAAATATTTTGGAAATGTGAAGAATAATGTATGGATAGGTGTGAGTATTTTGTATGACCATAAAAATGATAATTATAATAACACAAATATAGAGGATAATGAAGAAGATGATGTGTCTTGTGAAGATTTATAAAAATCTTATACATTTTTTTATAGTATGTATAAGATTTACACGTTTGTGTTGAAAAGCAAGAGCGTTACAGATTTGGACAAATGTTCGATGGTTTAAAAAAATTGAAAAAATTATTAGGTAATTATAATATAATAACACCAATCATAAAATGGTCGCATTAATAACGAATATCATTAATTTTGTAATATATACAACCGCATTATATAATATCGATGAATCACACGGATTAACTCATAGTATGGATGTATTAAATAATGCGAATTATATATTAGAAAGTGAAGTAGTAAACAATCCATACTTATCCGGACAAACCAAAATAATATATGTTGCATCAGTATTACACGATATGTGTGATAAGAAATATATAAATCAAGAAGTAGGGCTAACAAATATACAAGAATTTTTACAAAATGAAAAGATGCAACCAAATGAAATAGAAACCGTAAAAAAAATAATGAGTACAATGTCATATTCAAAAGTAAAAGAAGTAGGATTTCCTAATTTTGAAGAATATCAATTAGCTTATCATATAGTACGTGAAGCCGATTTATTATCAGCGTATGATTTTGATAGATGTATGATATATAATATACGAAAAAAAAATGGCGATATTTATCAAGCATTCCAAGAATCGTGTGAATTATTTGATAAACGAATGTTAAAGCACCATCAAGATAATTTATTTATCACAGCATATTCAAAAAAAGAGGCAATAAAATTACATTTGAATTCTATAAAACGAATGGACAATTGGAGGCAAATATTAAGAAATCCGAGAATGCAATAAAACTAGTAATTATTCGTATAGGCATTTACATTGATAAACGCCATCGTTATTTTATAAACTTGATATAAAAATATTTCAACTGGGTTAATTATAAACGGATATGAAATGCATAGTAATAAAATAGCGATTTTTAAATACTTACTCATAGATTCATTGATATAAAATATAACATAAGTAAAAAGTATTAATATAATATAATAAAACCAAAATAAGGCACTATTAATGGTTAATAAGTAATTAACTTGTTTAGATTCATAATAACTTTTTTGGTCACCAGATTGATATACATCTTTTATACTATTTTTTTTATTGGTTAATAATTGATTCTCTTTAACTATATCATCATAAGCAATTCTATTAGGGGGAGTAATTGATGCACTTAGAGCAGCTGCAACGACTTGATTATTATTAGCAATGCTTGAATTGTTATTAATATTTGATATATTTGCTTCTTGAGCTGTATCGTAAGTTAATTTACTTTGTTTTTGTACTCGGTTTTGCGAATCAATATATGAAGCAGATAACTTATTATGAATATTTTCTAAATAATTATATTTAGCTTTTAAATTATTATGACTATTTTTATAATTTGATAAAGTACGTTTAACCCTGCATATTTCAGTTATACAAAATTTACCTTTTGGTTTTTTGAATAAACGTTTTCGTGCCATTTATATATATTTATTTAACTAATATATATAAAGTTTTTAATTATAGACTGAATATCTGATAAATTCATTTGGTGAATTAGGTTGAATGAATTCATTAATGTTTTCTAAAGTAGTGAAAGCACTACCTTTAACACATACTGAATTATTAGCATCCCATATAGTATCTCCGCTACAGCATAATGGTCCTACACAACCGCCTACATTTATTGTTCCTAATAAATCAGAAACATTAGAATATTTTGCAGCTTCTTGATTTTTCAAAGTTTGTTGTGCAATTTCTTCTGGAGTAAGAATCTTTGGTGGTTTAAGATTTAATTTATCATAATATAACGAATCTCTGCTCGATATATCTAGGTATTGAAGATAAATATAAATAAATGATATTGATAATATAATAATATAAATGATGTCACTAATCGATGAAGATATAGCAAATATTTTTACCACTTTACTTATAACCAATAGCACAGCTAATGTTAATACAAAATACGCTAATAAATAAATATAATCGGCATTTCTTGCACGATAACTTTCATTTAAATCTAAAATACGTTGTTTTCCATCAAGCGCAGCATCTATCTTCTCTTTTTTTAAATTTAATCTTTCTTTTTCTTTATCTAAAATATCAATCATATTTCGCTGTTGTGAATATAATGCATTGGTATTTGAACCATTTAATGTGGTATTTACATCAGATAACCGTTTTTGTACATCATCTATTTGAGATCTTTGTTGAGCGGATAGATTACCTTTTATACTATTTAAATAATCAGATTGAATATTAACTAAACCTGTATCAAAATAACTATTAGTGGACATAATATATATATTATTACGATAAAATATATATTATATTGTATCAATCTCTAGAAATTACTATAATTCCGATTAATAAAGTAGCCATCGCAATTGTTCCTAAAATATATAAATTGTTTTCTTGAATAATCATTGTTTTTAAATCATCATCTAAACCATCGGCTAGAGTAGGCTTACTATCAGTATATTGTAAAACATCTCCAGAATAATCATATTTTGGGTCACTCGATAATGTTGTATGTAATGCGTTATATTGTGGAATATTTGTTGTCAAATAATTATAGTTCGTATTAATTCCATCATTTACATCGCTCAAATTTTTTATTTGTTTATTTATATTTTTACCAGTAGCATCCATAGTGGATACATCAAATGTTTCAACTATATTAAATGAATTATATAATGGTTCAAAAGTAGAAAATGGTTTATAATCTTGCATATATATATTTGAATTATTATATTTTATAGTTTTTTCAAAATTTGTAAAAGTTTCAATTGTATGAACATTGCCTGATATAGAATTTAAATAACCAAATAAATTAAATTGATATAATTTTATCTTATGACCTTTAAATAACTGATTTATTATAAGTCTGAAATATGTATATCCTTCTCTAGTATTAACATAATAAGTAGTTGCTTCATTTAAATCTAATGGATAGGTTGATAAGTTTCTTTGGTCTATTATTTTCCAAGTAATACCATCGTTTGAACCCAGTAAAAAGAACTGTTTTGGAGAGTTTTTTATTAAAATATCAGGTATATTTGATGGAAGTTTTGAAATATTACCTCCATATATATTACCAGTTATAAGTGAATTATCACCCAAATATACATTTCCACTTAGGACTGAATTACCACTTAGCACTGAATTACCACTTAGCACTGAATTACCAGTGAGGATTGAATTACCACTTAGGACTGAATTACCACTTAGGACTGAATTACCAGTGAGGATTGAATTATCAATTATAATTGGATGGCTTAATAAACTATAATTATCTAAATATATTTTATAAGGTATTTGTATTTGAATCCATTCGCCTAAAATGTCTATATTATTTACAGTAGTTTTCCAAGTATTCAAATCCGAACCACCTCCAACATATGAAGCTGGTTCAGAGTTCGAATAAACAAATTGTTTATAATCGTTTATGTTATTCAGGCGGGGTGTACTTGATTCCCAAAATTTATCATTACTTCCATTAAATGCATTATATGGTAAATTATCAAGGGTAGAAGAGGATGATGATGATACTATATATGAACCATATATATATGAATTTCCATTTATGTTCTGACTATTATTTGGTATATTTAATACATTACTATTAAATGTATAACCATTAGGAATAATGTTTATAGGTGTCATATTATTATCTAAAATAATATGATATTTTTATAATTTGGTAAACATATAATAAACAATTGATGATGCTAAAACCGTCCATATAATGCCGGAATAAACCATAGCATCATATTTTAATTTATTATCGGTGTAATTTTCATTATCTACATTATATAGAATTTGCATTTTATCATCTAAACTTCTTCTGAATGCTAATAAATTTTGATATTGACCAATCATAGCATTTAATGATGCATCATATTGAGCTTTTGTTATTTTGTCATTAACATTCATAGTAGTGATAACGTTTCGAAGATTAATTAGATTAGCTCCATTGGGACCTTGACTTACTAATTTATTATAAGCACTTGTTAATGTATCTTTATTTTTATCTGCATCACTACAGCTGCTTCTATTATTGGTTGCGTCATTACAATAAATATATTTGGCGTATTTGATATCAAAATCAGCTAATTCGGCAAGTATATTATTATTACTCATATTCTATATATTATAATAAGTATTTTTTATAATAAAACCTGATAATAACAATATACCTACTCCTAAATTAATACTTGTAAATAATTGATAATTATATTCATTATTCATATCTAAGTATTTTTGTGTTGAACCACTATTAATACTTTTATTATTTGTTAACCAATGTACTTTTATTTTATTCTTACATAATTCTTTGTTATAACAGTCGTTAGAATATCTTGCATAATTAGTTGAATTACAACTAGTATCCCATACAGTGCTATAAGGTTGTAGTATATTACATTGTTCTTCACTGGGCATCGTTCCATCATTACTTGCCTTTGCGTAAAAAAAATCACTAGGACTATAACCTATTAAAATATCGTTCGAAGTACTCATATTATATTATAATTATATATTCTTATATGCAAATGCGATAATAATTATATTTCATTGCAGTTGAACTATCCCTTTCGAATCTACATACATTACCTGGTCGCATACACATTGCTAATGCTTGTGGGTCAAAACGAGAAATTTCGGGTAATTGTTTTATATTTTTAATATTATATTTAATTTTTAATTCTTCGATTGCTTTTTCGTCTAATATAGTACAATCCGGCACTAAACGATGATTTAAAATATTAAATTGTAATCGCTTTATATTATGAATTACTACAAATATTCCATCGTGGTCATATAAATACTTGATTTTAGTAATGATCGTATCATTTGGTTCATCTTCGATAATAATAATGAGAGTATCTTTTTTTGTTAGTATGGTTTCTATCGAATATAAATCTTCTATAATATCATCTAATGTTTGTGGCTTAATTTGTTTATTCGTAAGATAATATTTTACATATGTCTTATTTTGCGATTCATTGGTTAGTAACATATCTAATTGGTCATTGGAATACATTGCGTCAATTTCATTTATACTAAATCCTTTATAATCATCGATATTATAGTCTTGATATTCTAATAATTCTAATAAGGTGCTTCTTGATTTAAATATAGATAAGATACGGTTACTGGTAGTTGACATTTGGTTTATCTAATATAATAGTATATCTTTAATATAATATTATAATTATATTTATTTTCAATTTTTTACACACTTTACGTTCTAAAAGCCGATTTTTTTTATTAATAACTTACCTATATCGAATATACTACCCGTTTGTTCTACTGGTTTTGGCTCACTATTACTTCCACCATCTTTTACTATAATCGGGTTTGAGTCTAATATATTTGCACCACCATTCATCATATGGTCTTGTGTCATATGATTTTCCAGTTGTTTATTCATAGTTCCTCCGCCACTTACAACACTATTCGGGTCGCTCGAAAAATCACTTCCACCATTCATCACTTTAATTACTGGTGCAAAATGAATAGACGGTGCATCGTTTCCACCATACATTGGTCTTGGAGGCATATCCATCATTGGTATTTGATTCATTCCGCCGGTTTGCATTGGTGACGATTGCATATATGTATAATCTTGTTCCTCGTATATTTCATTATCGCGTACCACTTTTATATCTTCTTCGGAATCCAATGATTTAATGGTAATAAAATTATCCCCTTTTTTGATTATTGTCCAAAGTCTATTGGGAACATTATCTCCGCGATAATGAACTCTTTGTCCAACTTCGGATATAAGAGCAGGTGCAAATGGCGGAGATTCGAGTGAATTGTTATCTGGATATTCCGGTGATTTTGAATAATAATTGGTAGGTGTATTTGGATTATATGGAGGAGATTCCGGATTATATGCAGGAGAAGTATTCGGATAAGGAGGAGATTCCGGATTATATGCAGGAGAAGTATTCGGATAAGGAGGTGATTCTGGAGAATTGGGTGCATATGGTGGTGAGAATTCATCTTCACCTGGTAATCTGAAATCATCTTCACCTGGAAGTTTATATTCTGGTGATTTTTCGTGAATAGATTCTGGTGTAGATAAATCAAACCTTTTTTTATATAAAGCCGATTTGGTTGCGGTAACGATTTCCTCGGGTTTAATTTCAGGTTTGAACATTAAATTATCAATATTTTTAGAATAGGTCATGTTCTCGATTTGTTGAATATTTTCTTCCGTGATTAATCTCATTTGTACATTCATCGTTTGTAATTCTTGTATTAATAGTTTCAAACTATATGGTATTTTCACCACACTAAAACTACGCCCAAATTTGGTAACGTTTTCAATATGCATATCTTTACCATCTAATGACCCAATATATTTCACCGGTCCATCCGCCATTGGACTCATAAAAATATTTTTCGATGGATTATAAATCGCTAACATACCTGTATTATTACAAATCGCCATATAATATTTATCTCCACGTTCCATCATTGAATCTGTTAAGAAATTAACAGCACCGTGTGAAATCACTGAATCACGCTCCATTTCACCAATACGTAAGCCACCGTCATTTGCACGACCACTGACTGGCTGTTTTGTAAGTGCTGTACGAGGACCTAATGCACGATAATTAATCTTATCTTTTACCATATGTTTCAAACGCATATAATAATTTGGACCCATAAATATCTCGGCTTCTAATTGTTCTCCAGTCATACCATTATATAATACTTCATTACCACTCGAATGGAACCCTACTTTTGGTAAAAGTTCTCCAAACACACCTATTTTTGAACCTTTGTTTATGAATGCGGTACAATCACTGAATCCACCATATTGTGCGGCTGCTTTCCCAATAATACATTCTACTAATTGCCCAATTGTCATACGAGAAGGTAATGCGTGTGGATTGATAATTAAATCGGGACGAATTCCATCTTTGGTGAAAGGCATATCTTGCTCAGGAACCACTAAACCGATGGTTCCTTTTTGCCCGTTTCTCGAGGCCATTTTATCTCCGATATTCGGAATTCGCACTTCACGAACTCTTACTTTGGCGATTCGTTTACCTTCTTCACTATCGGTAATAAATGTTTTATCTACGATACCTAGCTGACCCTTTTTAGGTGTTTTGGACATATCCATTTTTATATCTTTCATTGCCGTTGAACTTGCGGTTAATCCAATTAATACTGTTTTATCATCAATTGGCGTGTTCTCACGAACCAAACCATCTTTATCCAATTTACTATAATCAAATCCGGGTTTGGTACCAATCACATTGGTTTCATTTTCGATATTGGTAAATAATTTATGTACGGTAGCATCTCCAGTATTGGTTTTTTCTTCGTGAGATTCATAGGTACTGAAATATGTGGTTCTGAAAAGACCTCGTTTCAAAGACCCTTCATTAATTAACATAGCATCTTCTACATTATAACCCGTATAACACATAATGGCCACTATTGCGTTTTCACCATATGGATTCCCTTCATTATTAATATATTCCAAATAACGAGATTTTACCAAGGGCACTTGACCAGATACCAAGACAACTGCGGTTTTATCCATTCTCACTTGATAATTGGTATGGTACATAGAAACCGCTTGCTTACTTTGCCCACACGAAAACGAATTACGAGTAGCAGGGTTACTTTCAGGAAAACTAATCAAATTACACATCATGCCTAATATAAGTGATTCGTGTATTTCCAAATGAGTATATTTTTTATCATCTTTTAATTCCTCTTTATTTAATGCAATCAATGCATCTTCGCATTCATTGGTATCGATATAATCAATGATAGCTTTATCATCTAAAAATCGTTGTAACTTTGCTGGATTTGATTCTGAATCAATGTTCTCATATAATTCGGATAATTCATACATTTTATATTGATTTGGGTCAAAGTTCTCGATTTTTTTAGGATTAAACCCGGTTATTAAATTCGACCATTTGAAATCAGATTCTTCTAACCGTTTTAT